TTTACGCATAATCTCTACATATTCATCACTAAACCGATAACTCTTGTTTTTTTCATCACCCAAATATTCATTGTATGAAAGAAACTCAAAATCACTTGAAAATGAACTTTTCATAAAATCACATAAAGCAGTAACTGCTGAGATAAAGCCTGCGCGGGACAATCCCCATTTACGCAATACCTCGTCATCAGCGGCAAGAATACTTATAAGCATTGCTTGCTCATAAATATCAATAGTATATAACATCTCCATCCTGTTTTGAGTTTTTAAAACCCCAAGCATGGTGTACCAATCAATTGCTCCGTTCGGCATAATGAATTGTCGAGTCCTAATTAGAACAATAAATTTTTGCTCAATAAGATTAAGTGATTCTATCAAATCAATAATAGGGGAATTAGAAAACTCAACCAGCATGGTATTTACTGCCTGATCCATCCTTTCAATCGAATCAGTCATATATCTTTTCCTCAGAATAAACCCGTTTCACTTCCTTAGACAGCATCAAGTACAGCGCCCATCCAATCCCCCATGCGATATTAAACGCATTGCCGGTCAAGCCACCGACACCAGCAATTATCCCCAGTAAGAGGATTGTTGCCAGCACCGACGAACGCTTAAAGCGATACCCGAGCAGCCACACCGGCACAGCAGAGGCAACAATCAACAACAGCGACAGAAATAACGCTATGGACCACTCTGTCCCACCGGTTGTCGGTTGAGCGATGCCGATAACGGTATAGACAATGGCGATTAAAGCACGGATAACCGTAATTGCTAGAAACACATTCAGCGGCGCAGGGATACGTTTGCTCATTAATTTATCTCCTTTACACAATCCGACACTCCGCCATCATACCCCAAGCCCAATAAAAAGGCAGCCTGCGCCGCCCTTTATTCCTACTCCGCCTAAGCATAGCCGCTGAACGCCTCCGTTACGTCCGCGTTGCCCCATTGTAATCCTCCATCTCCGAATCCAAGTGTAACCACCTCTCCCTCCTGCAAATCGAACCCACCGTCCGGCTGGAAATTTGGAATGCTTCCGCCAATAAGTGATACCCGACACCCGCATGCCGTAAGCACAGAATCGCCTTTGCCTCCCGCTCCGTCAGCTTTGCCATTCCATGATTTTCGCCCCGACACTTCATTCATCCCTCCGCCCTTCCGCCAAACTCCACCCCATTGCCCGCCGCCCATGCCTGGATATACTCAATCAAACTAGCCAACCTACGTACTCCCATCCGCGCCGTACTCTCCCGCAGGTTGATGACTTCGCCCTCCAAGCCGATTGCCATTTCAGCCGTGCCGCCG